TCAGTATGGGCGGTCATAAGGCCGTAACTTTTGACGAAGACAACGTACACGCTCAATGCGTAACGTGTAATCAATATAAACACGGAAACTTATTAAACTATCAAATCGGTATTCAGGAACGAATAGGTGCAGATAGATTAATAGAACTACATTCCCGCGCTCACGATGTCAAGAAGTGGACAAAAGACGAATTAAACGAGATTATTAAACGCTATAAAAAAAAGATAAATGAACGAACAAACGCTATTTGATTACTTAAAAGGTAAGTACTGGAATGACCTTACACAAAGTAAAGACAAGTTTTCTTTTTACGATTGCTTTTCGGAATCAACAAAAACACGAATAGAACTTAAATGCAGAAAAAGACACTACCCAAACTTACTTATAGAAAAAGACAAGTATTTTAAATTAGTAAAAAGATACATAGAACAAAACGAAATCCCGTTGTACATCAATTCAACACCTGAAGGAATTTATGTTTTTGATTTACGAGTAATTAAGCCAACTTGGACTACTGATACACGGATGCCACAAACAACGGAATTCGATATAATCAACAAAGTAGAAAAGACATACGCACTAATTAATATCGAGCAAGGAAAAAAAATTTAAAAAAAATTTATATCAAAGTATTGCTATTTAATTTAGTATTGTTATATTTGTGTGTAATTTTAATTTATACGCTATGAAACATTTATTTAAATCGTTGGCAGCCTTCCAACAAGAAGTACCAGTAATTCACAAGGGTACACAAGGCTTCGGTTATTCTTACGCTGATTTACCAGCTATCTTTGAAAAGATTAACCCGCTTTTAGCTAAACACGGATTAGGATTTACTCAGTTGATTAATTCTAAAGAAGGTGAAAACTATTTAGTTACCGTACTTTTTCACGTTGAAACGGGAGAATCAATAGAAAGCACTACCTTAATTCCGCAAGTTGAACTTAAAAATATGAATTTATACCAATCCTTCGGGGCGGGTTGTTCTTATTTTCGTCGCTACTGCCTTAGTTCTATTTGTGGGTTAGTTACGGACAAAGATACTGACGCTTCAGGCGAACAAGTAAAAGACGAATCAAAGAAGCCTACAATAGACCAAAAGCGTTTAGGTAAGGCTTTAGAAGCAATCGCAGAAGGTAAATACACAAAAGACGAACTATTATCGAACTTTAGTTTAACCGATTCACAAATCAAATTACTTGAAAACGTATGAAAGTCCGATGTTCTCAAATTGGTAAGATAATGACTAACCCCCGCAAGTCGGGGGAAGTCCTAAGCCAAACCGCTAAAACGTACGTTCAAGACCTTGTGTTATTAGAAAAGTACGGAATCCGTAAAGAGTTCTCCAGCAGATACACCGACAAAGGAAACGATGTCGAAGAACTTTCGATAGCATTGGTTAACGAGGTATTGAATTACAAGTTCATTTACAAGAACGATGAACACTTTGAAAATGATTGGGTTACAGGAACACCGGACGTAAACACGGATGAAGTATTAATTGACGTTAAAAGTTCGTGGGATGCTTCTACATTTCCATTCTTTGAAACTGAGTTACCAAACAAAGATTATTACTATCAACTTCAAGGGTATATGTGGTTAACTGGTAAACAGGAATCCGTGTTAGCGTATTGTTTAATCGACACCCCGTTAGAAATGGTAGAAGACGAAGTAAGACGAGCGCATTGGAAACTACACCTAATTGACGAAAACACGGAACTACGTCAAGAAGTAGAATCTAAACACAAATTCGGACACATACCTAACAATCGAAGAGTTAAATATTGGTTCGTTCAACGTGATGAGCAAGTTATTGAGCAAATCAAAGAACGGGTAGAACTATGCCGTGAGTATTACAATCTATTAATGAAAACGATATGAAACAAACAGTTGAATGGTGGAAGCTATTAATTGTATTTATATCAGCTATAGTACTTGAAGCAAATAGTATAGCTGGCTTTAGATTTCTAATGGATAAAAATTGGATAGGTATGGTGATGATGGTTGGCATTAATCCATTCCTTTGCTTACCAATGAATCACTACACTATAGAAGTAAAAAAATTCAAACAAAGAGCATTAATTGCATTAGCATTTAGTTTAGGATTTGCAATAGGAGTATTAACAATAAGACCATTTTTTATTTAAATTTTAATGAAAACGATATGAAACAGACAGCAGTAGAGTGGTACGCAGTACAAGCAATGCAATTAGAAATACAGAGAGGCAAAGGTATTATTACAATTAGTCAAATGCTAAATGAATTGTCTAATATACTTGAACAAGCCAAAGCAATGGAGAAAGAGCAGATGAGAACAGCAAGCTGTCCATACATTGGTGGATGGGAGGAAGGTGAGTTTGAAGATTGGTATAACGAAACATATAATAAAGATGAAAGCAATATTAGAATTTAACCTACCCGAAGACGAAGTAGAATACTACTGCGCAAATAAAGGAACGGCTATGTTAAACGTACTTTGGGAACTCCGTGATGAACTACGCAAGATGTACAAGTACGAAGAACTAAACGAAGACGAATGGAAAATAGTTGAGCGAATGCGGGATTTTCTAAACGATAGCTTAAACAACCACGAAATAAACTTAAATAAATAACAAATGGAAACAAAAAACAACACGGGAGCAATTTTTAAGAACGATAAAAAACAAGGTAATCAACCAGACTACCGAGGTAAAGTAAATGTAAACGGAAAAGAAATGGAGATAGCGTTATGGTTGAAGGAATCCAGTAAAGGAACGAAGTATTTTTCGTGTTCATTTAGCGAACCATACGTGAATGAAACACCAAAACAAGTACACACACAAATAATAGACGAAGACGATTTACCCTTTTGATTATGTTTATAGATGATAACTCCTTACGCAAGGAACTGAAGCAAATACTTCTTACCAAAACACGAAACCAAGTAGTTAAGGAAATAAAGCAACGAGGTTTAAAGATGCACCAATACACAATAGACCGATTTTTATCAGGCGCATTGGTAAGCATCAAAACACTACGAACACTTGACGAATACGTTTACCGAGTAAGTAAAGGAATCTAACATTAAGCCGACTTTCGTGGTCGGTTTTTTTGTTTTTTGTTGTGATTAGAAATTAATCATTATATTTGACTACAAAATGAACAATGGAATGGCTTAACATCGTAGTGAAAGACCACAAAGAATGGGTTAAACTGGTCAAAAGTTTTGGCGAGGATTTCTTCGCTGAAGACATCGTGCAAGAATCCTACCTACGATTACATAAGTATTGCAAACCTGAAAATATTATTCAAGATGGTCAAGTCAATAAAGGTTTTATGTATTTTGTTTTACGCAATCTTTACCTATTACACGTTAAGGCTGAAAAGAAGAACGAAATGGTAAACCTTGACAACTTACCCTTACTAAAAGACGAACCAACCAACCTAACTAAAGAAGAAGCCTATACACGATTGCTCAGTAAAATACACGAAGAAGTAGATTCGTGGCATTGGTACGATAAACAACTTTTCACGATATACAAAGACACGGATTTAAGTATTAGAGACATCGCAAAGGAAACTACAATCAGTTCCAGTTCAATCTTCAATACCTTAAAGAACTGCAAAAGCAAAGTAAGGAATAAGTTTAAGGAAGATTATGAGGACTACAAAAACACGGATTACGAATTAATTAAATAAAATAAATATGGCACGAAGAAAAAAACAAGCCGAAGGTTTAGGAGACACGGTAGAGCAAGTTTTAGAAGCTACAGGAATCGCAAAGGTAGCTAAATGGGTATTAGGCGAAGATTGCGGATGCGAAGAACGTAAACAAAAGTTAAATGACCTTTGGAGATACAAACGACCTGAATGCCTAACGGAAGACGAATACAAATATTTAGACGGATTCTTTGCACAGGGTAGAAATTCAGTTTCTCCAAGCGAACAACGAGAACTACTTAAAATCTACAATCGAATAATGCACGAAAAAATGCAACCTACAAGTTGCGGTTCGTGTTTACGGGAAGTAGTTAATAAATTGAATAAGTTATACGCAATCTATAAAGAAGAACAAGATGCCGATACCACAACCAACGAGTAACGAAAGTGAAAAGGAATTTATCCAGCGTTGTATGGATGATTCTAAAATGAAGGACGAATACGATATAGACCAACGCTACGCAGTTTGTCAAGATGCGTTTAAAACCAAGTTAGCCGGCGAAAAGATTTCATTCGATTTTGACGGAACTTTAAGTACGAAACGAGGTTACGAAAAGGCGAAGCAACTAATAAGCGAAGGAGCAGAAGTTTACATCATCTCAGCAAGGCAAAATAAAGACGGAATGTTAGCTAAAGCAAACGAGTTAGAT